AGTGGAGACTACGAAGCACAGACTGGTGTATCAACAAACGTTGGAAAGATACCTAGTGAAAAAGTCACAGGCATGGTTGCACAGTCTAGTAAGTTAGTCAACCAAAAAGCAAACGAAATATCAAATGGTCTCGGTGTAGGCAAGTTTGGATTCAGTGCTAGAGAATTAGAAACTGCTGGATTTTTAAAACCAGGCACAAGTGATTTTTTCTTAAAAGATTCAACTGCTGACCTAAATACTGTGTTAAGCAGTTCAAGTGTTTGGAGCGGAAATCAAGGTATATCTGGTGTAAGCGACTTCCTTAATAACGAATCAATACAAGATTTTACCAAAACAGATTTGTTTAACAAAGGATTAAGCAATTTGCAAAACGCAGGAATAGTAACTGGGTTAGAAAATGAATCATCGTTAGCCGGACTTGTAAGTGGAGCAAGTAAATTTGGTGTAGATGCAGTAAAAAAATGGTCAACTGGACAAGAAAATCTTGGAACAACTTTAGCAGGTTCTTTCAGCACAACTATCACAAATGCAGATATGAATTCAGTAGTACGAGGCGGACAATATGCTATAAGTTTAGCCAAAGAAAAATTAAGTGATGCAGTACAAGGATTTTCGACCGGCACAAGCGGAGTGACTGGTACAACTATTAGGAATAGTATTGACACAGCAGTAGAGTCTAGCATTGCCAGTAAAAAAGTCCTCGGTGTAAGTACATAAATACAGTATGGCAACATTTATCGGATATAGTACAATAAACAAGTACAAAAGTTTTACTGTTACAGACTTTGATCTAATTAAGCGTGATTTACTTAATGCCTTAAACATACGCCAAGGAGAAATGCCAGGGCGTCCTAATGTTGGTACAAGTATGTGGGCATTAATCTACGAACCACAAAGTGCTGAAACCACAAGAGCTATCAATACAGAGATACAAAGGGTATGTGCTCAGGATCCGCGAATCTCTATCAGTGACATAAATGTATTTGCACAAGAAAATGGCATCCTAATTGAACTTGAAGTACAAACAGTTGCTGGGCAAGATGCTGAACTATTACAAGTGTTTTTTGATCAACAACAACAAAGAGCCGCTTACTCAGACGTGTAGTATAAACTACCCAGTTTATTCTTTTCATAAATACTAGGTAAGGAAATACACATGGCTAAAACTACAAGACAAACAAGTATATTTGGTGTTGAAGATTGGAAGAGAATCTACCAAACATATCGTGAAGCAGATTTTCAAAGTTATGATTTTGAAACACTTCGTAAAAGTTTTATAGATTACATACGTCTATATTATCCAGAAAGTTTTAACGACTATATTGAGTCAAGTGAATTTATTGCACTTCTTGATGTAATGGCATTTATGGGTCAAGCAGGTAGTTTTAGAAATGATCTAAACACAAGAGAAAATTTTATTGACACTGCTGAAAGAAGAGACAGTGTCAACAGGCTAGCAGAACTAGTAAGTTACACACCAAAGCGTAACACTGCAGCACAAGGATTTTTAAAAGTACAAAGTATTAGTACTACAGAAGGTGTGACAGATTTTACTGGTGTAAATCTTTCAAATATTACAGTGAACTGGAATGACACCACTAATGCAAATTGGCTAGAGCAATTTACAGTAATTGTAAATAGTGCGTTAACAAACAGTCAAAGATTTGGTCGACCTGGAAATACACAAACATTGCTTGGAGTCCAAACAGACGAGTATGCAATTAACCTTATACAAGGTTTCCTTCCGATTGTACCATTTACAAATACCATTAATGGAACTGCAATGGCATTTGAAGCAGTATGTGCTACATCGCAAGATAAAACATATCTTTACGAGCCAGCGCCTGCGCCTAATGGAGCATTTAATGTATTATATCGTAATGACAAACAAGGATATGCAAGTGCGAATACCGGCTTCTTCTTTTTATTCAAACAAGGCAGTTTACAGGATCTTGATTTTAATCTTGGCGAACGTATTTCTAACAGGGTTGTAAACGTAAACATTGAAGGTATAAACAATGAAGATACTTGGTTATATCAACTAGATGCAACTGGCAACATCCAGAATGAATGGACCAAAGTAGAAAACATCTACAGTGGTGCAGTTGAGGAACTTACGCCAGAACAACGCCGATATTTTAATATAAGTTCAAGAACCAATGATCAAATTAATTTAAACTTTGGTGATGGTGTTTTCAGTAGTATTCCAGTTGGCAGTTTTAGAACTTATGTTCGTTCTTCAAATGGTTTGAGTTATATTATTAATCCAGACGAGATGCAAAATGTTTCGATCAGTATTGGATATGTTAGTCGAACCGGACGCAATGAAACTTTATCACTGACCTGTGCTTTAACATCACCAGTTAGTAATGCCGCGAACAGAGAAAATATAAACGATATTAAACAACGTGCACCAGCAAGATACTATACGCAAAATCGCATGGTTAATGGTGAAGACTACAATAATTTTCCATATACACTTTATTCAACTATAATCAAGTCCAAGGCAGTTAATCGTAGCTCAATTGGCACTAGTAGATATTTGGATCTTGTTGACATCACTGGAAAATACTCAAGTACAAACGTGTTTGCATCAGACGGAATGGTTTATGAAAACACAGAAGTACCTAGTTTTACCTTTACTTTTATTGATCAGAATGATATAAATGATGTTATACAAAATCAAGTTGAACCAGTACTAGCGGGCCGAGGTATGCAAGAGTTTTATTACCAAAACTTTTTGCGTCCAAGTCTTACAAGCCTAAATCTAAATTGGAGTCAAAGTACAACTAGCAATAACGAAACTACAGGATTCTTTAGATTTGTGGCTAGTAATGCTCCGGCACCAGTTGGACCACAAGCAAGTGATAATAAACAGTATATTGCTAAAGGCGGACTAGTAAAATTCATACCCCCAGCAGGACAATATTTTACCGCAACTAACAGACTAGCCGTTGGTTCGCCTACATTACCTGGAGATAAAATGATATTGTGGGCAACTGTGACTGCACTCGAACTTGATGGCACAAATTTTGGCACAGGAAACAATACAGATGGAACAGGCCCAGTAACTTTAAATAATTTTATTCCTACAAATGCAGTGCCAACTGAAGTTATTCCAAACTTTGTCACAGACTTACCAACAAGCATAGAAACAACTATGCGTGAGAACATTGAACTGTATAGAAACTTTGGATTAGGTTATAATAATCTAACAGGCACTTGGTACGTTATTACAAGTACAAACTTAAATTCAGCAATTACATTTAGTCTTGCAAATGCACAAAACACTACAGGTGCTGGATTAGATAATAGCTGGTTAATTGCATTTGAAACAGACGGAGTCACTTATACTGTGAGCTCGCGTAGTTTACAACGGTTTTGGGCTAGTGTACTTGAGACACGTTTCTTTTATGACGGCACACAAAAAGTTTATGATCCAAAAACAGGAACAGTTATAAACGACTTTATAAATGTTTTAAAAACAAACAACTTACCAGATTCAAGTTCAACACTTAACAGTGATGAGATATTAGACATAATTGACCAGCCTGTAGAGACAGATGGCTTCATTGATGATTTTAGAGTACGTATATCTTATAAAGACTCTGATAACGACGGCGTCCCAGATAATCCTGATTATTTTGAAACACTTGTTGCACCAACAGTAAACCCAAACAACAAAAGAATATTTTTACAACAAACAATTGATTTTGATAACTTAGAAAGATATTTGCCATTAGCATCAGGTGTGATAATTGGTAGTTTAGCAACAAGTGCCGCTATTGAATTAGTAAAGAGCGAATATCCCGATGCACAAGTTTTTTATGCTTATACAGATAAAAAGTTTTATAAATTATCTGTCGCCTATGATGGTGTACGAACTATTGCAGTCGTTACTGGTTATCAAACATTTGTTGGCCGACAAGGGTTGTACTTTCAATATAGACACAATGCTCCGTTAAGCCGACGTATTGACCCAGGTACTACAAATATTATTGACATTTATCTTGTAACTCAATCGTATTATATTGCATATCAAAATTATGTAAGAGATAGTACAGGCTCTGTACCTGAACCAGCAAAGCCGACTATAGATGAACTCACCACTAGTTATAGTACACTTG